CCCCCCGAGGGTGTGCAGGTCACCTACCTGAACCTCCAGAAGTTCCTTTCGCCTCACTACGTGAAGAAGTAGGGCTTAAAAAAATAACGTCACTTATTATTAATACGAAATGATCGATAAAGCTCAAGTCGAGCAGGTTGTTGGTACAAAGATTAAGAACCTTTCCTTGTACCAAAAAGCCTTCACTCACAAGTCTGCACTGAAAGAACATGAACACCTCACCGAATCGTTTGAAACCCTCGAGTTCATCGGCGATTCGGTGCTGGGATTCGTCATCACCAAGTACCTGTTCGATCGGTACGAAAACAAACAGGAAGGGTTCCTCACGAAGGCGCGTACCAAGCTCGTTCGTGGCGAAACACTCGCGCACATCGCCAACCACCTAGGCCTGAGCCAGTGGGTCGTCATGGACGAGAAGGGCATGCGTAATAACTGGAACACGAATGTGAAAATATTGGAAGATGTATTCGAGGCGCTCGTGGGCGCCATCTACATGGACATCGGGTTGATCCATGCCAAGGAATTTATCCTGAGGCTGTACCAGGATCCGAAGGTGATCGACATGGGGACGATCATGATCGACGATAACTTTAAGGACCATCTCATGCGGCGTTGTCAGGTCAACAACTGGGAACTGCCCGATTACAGGGTCGCCGGGCACCACGAGGGGATTTTCTACATAGACATCTACGTCCAGGGTGTGTTTTTCGCTCGGGGCGCGGCGCGGTCGAAAAAGCAAGCCGAGCAGAACGCCGCGCGAAATTATTTTCAGGCGTTGAGCACGTACAGCAGTTACGATTTTAGTTAAAAAAAAAATATTCTTGTATTATAAATGTCCTTTTTCATAGGAGCCGGTGTTTTGAGTGTTTTGATGATGTCTTCTGGTTTTGCCGCCATGACTTCAATGTCGTTGAAAAAACAAGATGGGGGTGAGTCGTTGAAAAAACAAGATGGGGGTGAGTCGTCGAAAAAACAAGATGGGGGTGAAGTCATCGTCATCGGAGGAACCGAAAGTTACATCAGTATGCCAGGCACTGACAAGGTGCCAACGTCGGTTTCAGAATACACTGTTATCGCGTATGACCCAGATTCGACGTCTTTGAATTCGGCGTCGTCTTGGGAGGAAAACGAAGAATGCCCAGGAGGGGGACACGACTGTCTGTATATTGAAAGAGTTGAAAATGGTCGGGTGACCGCCATCACTGATAAAGATGGAAATGACTTTCTTCAAAAATTCGTTGATGACTTATACGCTGGTAAACTTTCTAAAATCGACGACATGGATATCGAGGATTTGAAAAAGACTAAAAAGCTCTCTGAAGACAATAAGCTGATGGCTAAACTCGGTGACAACTGGGTGAAAATTGAACCAGGGAAAACATATGAGTATGCGGGTAAAACTCCGGGGGCCAACCATACGTTTGGCCCTATATCAATCTCTCAATACCTCCCATTGTTGATGGTGTTGTACAAAGCTGAAGGTAAACCGAAACCTAGCATTGAAATTGACATGCCAGCTGTGAAGCGTAAGGTATATACCACAAAAACGGAGTCACCAAGTTAATTTTGTTGTCATGTAAAAGCCGAAGCCGCGGCGGAAAGGGTGGCCAAGCTTAAAAGGTAGAGTGCACGACTATGTAAGAAACATGCATCCCAACGTCAAGGCGCTGATCGAGCGCGAATACGCCGCGCAAAAATCCGAAGAATGGCTCGCGCTTCGCGGTCAGATGCTGACCGCGTCGGACGCGGCGACCGCCATAGGTAAGAACCCGTACCAGACGCCGCACGATCTCCTCTTGAAAAAATGCGGCCTCGGCGAAAAGTTCACCGGCAACGCCGCGACGAAACACGGCGAGAAGTACGAGGACGAAGCCAGGATCCTATACGAGCAACGGCACGGCGAGGTCGTCCACGAGATTGGCTTGGTCCCTCACCCCGTCCACACCTGGTTGGGCGGCTCACCCGACGGCGTCTCCGAGAGCGGCAAGCTCGTGGAAATCAAGTGCCCGCCGCAACGGAAGATCGTGCCGGGAGAGGTGCCGGAACACTATATGCCGCAGCTTCAGCTGTGCATGGAGATCCTTGATCTCGAGGAATGTGACTTCATCCAATACAAGCCCGCGGAAACGAATTGGCCGCTCCCGGAAGAATTCGACGTGGTAAACGTGAAAAGGGATCGCGCGTGGTTCGAGAAATACCGGCCGATCATGCGGATATTTTGGGACAGGGTATTATATTACCGTGACCGTATAGATGAATTGAAAATTTTGGACGAACAAATGAAACCTAAGCGAGCTCCTAGGAAGAAAAAAGAGAAGCCTCCGGTCACGTGCGAAATCGTCGAATTACCCGGCGAGGATCCGTACGAAGATGACTGACGACGATTATAAATTAGCGATTGCCGAATTAAATGGAAGATTATTCGTACCGTACCAAAGAGAGGGCGTTCAATGGCTCCTGAAGCAGGAACGCCACGGCACCGGCCCGAAAGGAGGATTCCTTTGCGACGAGATGGGTTTGGGGAAGACGGTCCAACTCATCGCCATGATGCTCGGTAACCCGAAAAAGCGGAGTTTACTCATCGTGCCGAAATCCTTAATCACGCAGTGGGTCCAGGAAATCGGCAAGTTCGCGCCCGGTCTCGCCGTCCGCGTCTACGACGGCCCCAAGCGCGAACTCGACGACGCGCTCCTCTGCGATCCCGAGGCCCGATCCGTGACGATCGCGCCGTATTCCGTGCTCAGCGCGAAGGGTCGCAAACCGGAAGCGAAAACGCCGCTTCATAATCCCAGGTGGGACCGAATCATCCTCGACGAGGCGCACGAGATCAGGAACAAGCGGTCAAAAATATTCAAAAACGTGTGCACGCTGAAGACGGAAGTTCGGTGGATCGTCACGGGAACCCCCGTGTTTAACTCGATGGAGGATTTCGTGTCGCTCTGCATGTTTCTCGGTCTCGATCGGCAACTCGTCCTCGCGAAACCCCACGATATCAAGGACGAGTACATACTGAGAAGGACCAAGGAAGACCTCGCCGCGATAAACGAGCGGCTCCGGCTTCCGCCGTGTACGTTTGAAAACGTGGAACTCGACATGTACGACGATGAAAAATCCCTCTACGAGTTCGTGTTCCGGGACGCGCAGCAAACCATTCGGGAAGCCTTCAGGGAAAGCTCCTCGAGCTACAAGAACATGGTCATCGTGGAGTGTTTACTCAGGGCGAGGCAGGCGATGGTCTGGCCGCAGATGTACTACGACGGCGTCGCCCGCAAAAACGGCGTCGAGCCCGAGAAGTTCACCGGTCGATCCAACAAGATGGAGACCCTTTTCGGCTTTTTGGAAGAGCACCCGCAGGAAAAGGCCTTGATCTTCTGTCAATTCATGGGCGAGATGAATCACATGGAAACGATCTTCACGGCCATTTACGAGGAGTACGGGCGCAAAGTTTTCAGGATCGACGGGTCGGTATCGAAGGAGGTGCGCGTCCAGCGAATCGAGGCGTTCAAATCTTCACCGCCGGGATCGATATTTCTGATGCAGATTCGGTGCGGCGGTCAGGGTCTGAATCTCCAGGAGGCGACGCGAATTTACATCACCGCGCCCGCGTGGAACCCGGCGACAGAACTCCAGGCGATCGGCCGAAGTCACCGAACCGGTCAGACCCGAGCCGTCCACGTGAAAAAACTGATCTATAAGGAATGCCCGAGTTTCATATCCGTGGAGCAGGAGATGATGGCACTCCAGGGGCACAAATCGGTGGTGTGCTCGGAGGTTTTGAACGACGAGAGGATCAAGAACCAAATCCCGACCGGCAACAGAAGGGTGAAGAAGATTTCGATCCTCGACATCAAAAAAATTTTCCGCGCGTAATGTAAATATAAAATGACTTTTGCAAAAACTGTCGGTACCCGCGCTGAAGTTTTCCACGGCACCGCCGAAAAGACCGGTTACGGTAAGGGCGCCCTCAAGAAGAAGGATCTCTTCAGGGGTCGCAAGGACGGTCGGATCAAGTCCAAGAAGGCGTCCAAGGCGACCAAGAAGTCCCTCAAGGATAAGGATCACGGTTTCAGGGCTTACCGCCTCGCGGCGAAGAAGACGAAGGGCGGCCCCTTCACCCTCATGGCGTGAGCGCGAAAAAATTTCAGGGGGTATAGAAAGGAACAATGTCGCTCGCGAAATGGCAGCACTCCGTGAAAATCGCCAAGGTCAAGCTCGGTATGGACCAGAAGAAGTTTGTCAAAATCAAAGGCAAGCTGTTGAAAGAGGCTCAGAAGATATACTCGATGCTTCTGTTAAAACAATCGTCTAAATAACAAACTGGAAACCTTTCAAGTTCTGCGGCTCGTAGACGACGAGCTGGTTGAGTTTCCACGTCAGCCCGAACTTTCTGTTCAAGAAATACACGCTGTTGAGCTCGACCATCGCGTGACCGCTGTTTCTTGCATAGAGACCGCTTCGAACCTCGTCGCGTATGGGGTTCCTGTCCGCGTCGAACACGGCCGCCTTGATCGTGTCGTCGACCGTGGTATCCACCTTCACTCGAAACTTCGGCTCGCGATCCGACGCCTCCTTGACGTTCGAGTTAAACATGGGAAGAAGCTCCTCCTTGGTCATGGGTTTCCCGAAGATCGCCTGACTCTGTTCGACCACGGCGTCGACGACCTTATCCTCGAGCGCTCGAAGAGAATCGTAAAACTTCTTCATGTAACTGTCCTCCTCGTCGTAGCCCTTGACGGCGAAATCGATGTTGTACTTGGTCGGGCCGATCTCGGGGACGAATCCAGACACGCCGAAGGGCATGTACATGCGGGGGAATTGGACCCGCATGGGCGTGCCCTGCTTGGTCGACAAGACGATGCGTCTGTTGTTGTACGCGTTGATCTGGAGGTTCTCGAGCGCCTTGTCCATCGTTTCTGTTTACTCATGTCACGTTCCAAAACTTTAAGCGGAGCACGCCACGCAGGCATCCGGCTCCAAGGTGAACTGGATTGGGCGACTTTTCGCTTTTGAACGCAGGTAATACATGCCCGTCTTGAGACCAGCCTTCCAGGCGTACATGTGCATGCTCGACAGTTTCGAAAGCGTGGGACTTTCCATGAAGAGGTTCATGGACATGGACTGATCGATGAAGCGCCCGCGGTCGGCTGCCATGTCGATGACACACTTCTGACTGATTTCCCATACGGTTTTGTACAGCTTCTTGATATCCTCGGGGATATCTACGATGTTTTGGACGGATCCGCCCGCCTTGACCATGAGATCCTTCATCTCCTTCGACCAGAGTCCCCTTTCTTTCAGGGCGCTGACGAGGTGGTTGTTGACGACCACGAACTCGCCGGCGAGCGTGCGGCGGAGATAAATGTTCGTCGTGTACGGCTCGAAACATTCGTTGTTACCGAGGATCTGCGCGGTGGACGCCGTGGGCATCGGCGCCATCAGGAGAGAGTTACGAAGACCCTTGCTCTTGACACGCGCGCGCATGGCGTCCCAATCGTAGCGACCGCTGAACTTCGCGTCGCCTTCCCACATGTCCGGCTGAAGAATACCCTCGGAGGCGGGCGAACCCGCGAACGTCTCGTACGACCCCTCGATTTCGGCGAGTTCGGAGGACGCCTCGAGCGCGGCGTGGTACATGGTCTCGAAGATGTGCGCGTTCAAGATTCGCGAATCTTCGCAGTCGAAGGGAAGGCCGCACAGGATGAACACGTCGGCGAGGCCCTGGACCCCGAGACCGATCGGGCGGTGGCGCATATTGGATCGCCGCGCGGTTTCCACGGGGTAGAAGTTTCGGTCGATCACGCGGTTCAAATTCTTGGTGACGATCTTGGTGACTTCGTGGAGCTTCGCGAAATCGAAGGTCTTGAGTTCCCTATTAACGTATTTCGGGAGCGCGATGGACGCCAGGTTACACACGGAAGTTTCGTCCTTGTCCGTGTACTCCAAAATCTCGGTGCAGTTCCCCGTGAGGATACCATTAAACACACCACGATGTTTGAGTGGTTCATTGAAACAGAACGTATCAGCGGTTTCACCAAGGTCTTCGACAGATACAATCTTCTCGAAGTGAAGTGCCTGACGGTTCGGGTGCGTTTCGGTGTCAAGGTTCAGGCGCTTCGTCTGAAGACCGAGAGACTTCAAAAGTTCAACCCCTCCACTTGGAATGAGAAGACGCCACAATTTTTTGCAGACGTATCGACCACCGGGCATATCTATGGATCTTTCATCTTGTGCTACGTTGATACGAGAGTTAACACCCATCGTCTGAAGCATCAGCAGAATATCTCGCAGGAAATCGTAGTGAATGGAACCAATCTGGATAGAAACACCTCGACCCCCTTGGTGTTTTATGATACAGCCGTCACCGTCCATGAAACCGGCCAACCATTCAAGTCTAGTCTCGAGTGAATAGTTCATGGGTACAACAAACTTCTCATCGATGTCTTTAGGGAGGCGGAGACGAATTCGCTTACACGTATCATTCGTAGAAGCATAATCATATTCGGTGAACTTTATGAGTTCCTTCTTTTCATGATAGAGATCCAACCACTTTTGTTTGGAATGTGAATTAGCCTGACAAGTACCATCATTTTCATATTCCTTTTCATTTAACTGATGCCGCATACAAAGACCATTTTCTTTCGCCGCGTAAGAGCATCTCTTCGGGTCACCAGAAGATGAAGTTGTTCCATCGGCACAAAAGAGACCATGGGTGTATGCGTATTTCATGGTTTTTTCATTTGAATTGATAACGGGCAATGAATACTTGATAATTTTCATGTCCTTCTTGAGATGCTGAGCTTCAATAGGTTCATCCTGACCAACGACCCAAAACTTATGATAGGGGGTGCATCGAATCGAAAGGCCCTTACTCGTGGTGACTGTGAGAAGTTTCTGATTTTCACCGGTTTGACAAACAGTGACCTTTGAAAACTCTTCACCGTTCCATACTTCAACTTCCCGGTCTTTGAGTTCTGAAATGACCTGCTGTCCTTCACTCGTGAGAATCTTAGTCTCGGGTGCGACACACAGGTTGGAACTCTTGATGACCCCGAGGTTCTTCTGGTTACTCTTGGCGTTACACGCATCCTTATACAGCATGTACGGCGTTCCGGTCTCCGTCTGTGACTTCAGAATAGCCTTCCAGACGTCGGCCGCGGGGACGGTCGCGTTCGCCAATCCTTCTTCCTCGTACTTCGCGTACAGCTCCTCGAACTCGTCGCCGTAACAATCCGAAAGGCCGGGCGCTTTGTCGGGGCAGAAGAGCGACCAGTTACCGCCTTCTTCCACGCGTCGCATGAACAAATCGGGAATCCAGAGAGCGGAGAACAAGTCACGGCATCGCGCTTCCTCGTCGCCTTGGTTGAGGCGAAGTTCGAGGAAATCCATGATATCCGCGTGCCACGGCTCCAGGTAGACCGCGATGGAACCCTTACGACGACCCGCCTGGTTCACGTACCGAGCAGTGGCATTAAACACGCGGAGCATGGGAATTATGCCGTCGGACTGACCGTTCGTGCCTCGAATGTGACTCTTGTTGGCTCGAATGTTGTGGATGTGCATACCGATTCCACCGGCCCACTTACTGATTTGCGCACACTCGGTGAGCGTGCCGTAGATCCCGTCGATCGAGTCGTCCTTGCCGGCGATCAGGAAGCACGATGACATTTGGGGTCTCGGGGTACCCGCATTAAATAGGGTCGGCGTGGCGTGGATGAAGTAGCCTTGGGACATCTTGTCGTACGTTTCCAGGACGGACGGTATATCCTTGCCGTGGATGCCTATCGCGACGCGCATGAACATGTACTGCGGGGTCTCGATGAGTTTGCCGTTGACTCTCTGGAGATAGCTCTTCTCGAGGGTTTTCAAGCCGAAGTACCCGAAGTCGAAGTCGCGATCGCTCTTGATGTGTTCCTTCACCTGCTGGGCCACATCGACGACCTCATCGGTGATGATGCCGTTCTTCTGGAGCTTGCGCATGGCCAGGTGGAAGTTGTTCGGGCACACCTTCTGGATGTTACTCGCGGTGATGCGCGTCGCGAGGACCTCGTAGTCCGGGTCGGACGTGATCATGGCGACGCAGATTTCGGCGGACAGGGTGTCGATCTCCTGAGTGGTGATCTCATCGTACATGCTCGAGAACACCTGCTGCGCGACCTTCGAGGAATCCACGTTCGGGGAGAGGCCATACGTCAAAACCTTGATCCTACTGGTAACATTATCGAACTTCATGTTTTCAGTGCGACCGGAGCGTTTGATGACCCTCATCTTTTTATACCTACACTTCTCAAATTAATTTTAAGTCACTTCTTGCAGTTCTGGAGGTCCGCGCACCTGACGGTGGCGGGACCGAGGGTTTCGAACTTACGATCGGGTTGGGTGAGGTAGGTGTTGACGTAGTACGGACCGACCTCGCCGGGCTTGGAGACCGGGGGGTATGACCCGACGAAGCAGGCGGGAGGCTTGCACGTGATGTCTTCGATGACATCCGGCCTCGAATCGAAATCGGAGAAGTCCATCGGACTCAGCATGTTTATTACTATGAACCTATATTTTTTTCGTCGGCTATAGTAACAATGCTTCACCTCGATTCCCTGAAGCAGTGCGAGACCCCTCTCAACAAGCTGTTCTTCTCCGCAGTAAACAGAGATCTGGTTCAGCGCGGAATCCGTCAGACCTTCAAGAACCGGACGGGCATCGCCATCGACTACCAGAACCCCGACGACCTGTATTCCATCATGCGCGCGGTGTTCATCAGCAACTCCGGCGACCACTTCAACAACATCAACGACCAAGTGAGGGACATGAACGTGCGAGTCATCGACGCCTCGCTCTCCCAGATTCAAACTGGCGTCTCGCAGTACATGGCGTATGCCAAGGAGATCGAGACCTTCGCTGAGCCCATGGAACGCCCGGTCAACACGAGCACCGTTGGAAAGAAACTCCCTAAGAACCAGGTGGGCATGTAAGGAATTAAAGATTTGGTTCGTGACTTGAACAAGCATATGAGTCTGAATTACTATAAGTGCGAAACCGAGAAGATCTGTAGGGCCAAGGGATGGGACCGAGCCGCGGTCGATACGGTGTGGCTTCTACTGACGGAGGAGTTCGGCGAGCTCGCGTCCGCGATCCGTCAGTACAAGAAGACGTTCAAGAAGACCGGACTCAAAAAAGAAAGGGGGACGGACGTGATGATGGAGATGGGTGACGTTTTCAGTTACCTCTTCCAATTGGCGCACATGCTCAACGTGGATCTCGATAAGATGTGGATGGAACACCAATCGAAGATGAGTGAAAAAAAATATAATGTCAGGTAATACCAAGGATGATGAACGAACAAGATTCCATCGACAAGATCAACCCGTTCGTCGTGCGCGAATTCAGCCTCCCAGGAGGCATTCGACAGACGGACAGGACCGAAATCGCGGAGTACTATTCGAAGGACGCTTTCGCCAGGAATAGGCCGAGCGACACCGAGCAGAGACTTCTCGATAAGACCGGGGTCGGTGAGATTTATAAGACCAAAAAGAGCGCGTTCTGTGACACCAACCTCTGCGCGAGGCAGACCGAACAGGGCGTGATGAACAAGGTCGTCCACCCTAGGTACAACATCGATTACGGCGTCACGTGCCGGAAGCCCAAGATCGTCACTGTGGGTGTTTCCAAGAAGGTATCGGACTCGACGAAAATCGCGGTCGTGGTGCTCATCCTTCTCGCGCTAGTCTCTGCATTACGTCGTTAAAATACGACAGACGCTTCTTCGATATGCACGTGTATATCGCAGTCGGGATATACTTTTTACACGATTTGGTGATGAACTCCACTTGCCAAGCACTTTCCATATCAATGCGAGGTGGCTGGAACGTGGGATCTAGAATTCGAACGGCGTGCATCAGTCTGACCCAGAACCTGGGCTCGTGCTCGCCGTGTAGGATGTCCTCGAGGCCTAACTCGGCCATGCGCTGGAGAACCTCGACGGTCTTGACGACCATCGCGTCCAAAAATTTGTAATAGTTCGCAGTACAGGAGATCCGGGTCCAGCCCAGGGGTTTCGTGTTGATGTAATCGGTGTACGTGCGGTTCCCTTTCTTGTACGTGATCTCCACGTAATCAAGGTCCGATTCGACATCGTGAACGTACGTGGCTTCAGTCAGGGACGACATTAGCATGTAATGAATTCTTTTCTCTAAGTATACTAAATGGCCGGTGTAGTGATTTTGTTGGGCCTTTCTTCGGTGATGAGCTGCGCCGCGCCGGTGTACTTTTACATAAACCCTAGGAAGAAGGCGATCGGTGACGGCGAAAAGAACTTGGAGGAAGAAGAACTCCAGATGATGAGGAACGAACTTTCGGCGCTCTATAAGGAAGACGAGGCGCAACAGGCGGCGTTCGACATGAGCGACGAAAACATGGCCGAGGACCTGAAAGATTTGATTTCGCTTCGACGAGGTAAGAATTATTACGAGGAAAAGAAATCCACGGCCTGTTCAGCCAACATCCACGACCTCGCGATGAAAGTCGATTGCAACCGAAACGCCGTCAAACAGTTTAAATTGTCGACGTGCGGCGGCGGGCTCTATAAGTACGACTACACGTGCTTGGGAGGGATCGACGCCAAAGTCTTCGACGAGACGCAAACGACACAAAAAGTGTTAAAGGGGGCGCAGTTTTATGATATCACAACAAAAGTCATGGACGCCGAGATCGATCTCCGGACCATGTATAGACACAACGTGCACTGCGACGTCGGCGGGAGCGGTCACGTCAGTAGTGAAGCGGCCATGAAAATGATGGAGAATGACGACACGGGAGTGTATGGTGGTGTGGGCGGGGACCTGCCCATCAGTCAGTTCAGGTACGATTACGTGGTGAATCCGAGCAATCATTTAAAAAACAGCACGCAGTACTTTTACAAATGTCTCGCGGCGCCGACGAGCGGGAACTGTCAGCAGTACGAAACACCGACGGGTGTGCTCAAACCGGAGGATCTCGTATCGGACGGGCAAATGGGACTTCAAAGTATGGACGTCAAGTGCCCCGGCGAAGATCAGGTGCTCACTCGATTCCAGCTCAAGGCTGGCGGTGAGCACGACGGGGCGCCCCTGCCGACGCAACCACCACCCGGAGGCCGAACGTTGTACCGCTACGATTACACGTGCTGCCACATGAAACGCGATGATAGTGAATACGAGCCGAATTATTTTCGGGAGAAGCAAATGGAAACCTAAGCAAGGCGTGTTCTTTAAATATCGCGCGAAATGTACTCGTCGATCGCGAACAATTCCTTCTCGTATTTGTTGACGCTCGACGAAATACGCGCGACTTTACCGGAAGAGCTGCGGCCTTCATGGGTGAAGATCACAACCATCACGATGGTATCGAACATCGGCCAGACCGTCGATATCATGAAATTACGGACCGTCTTCGCGATGTTGGAAACGTACAAGATGAGGCGGATACGCTCCATGGACAGCTGGTTCGAATGGCAATTGAAGCCGACCACGTTCTATAACCAGGTGACCCTGACGTACAACGACACGTACAGCACGAAATCCGTGAAGGTGTTCCCAAACGGATCCATCCAGGTGGCGGGGTGTTGCGACCTCTTCGATTGTAAGAGGATCATCACCCAGTTGACGCACATATTCAAAAAGATTCTGGGAATCCACATCGAAACACCCGGCGACGCGTACAGGGTGGTGATGATCAACTCCAATTTCTCGCTCAACCACAGCGTCAATCTCCGTAAGGTGGCCGATTGGTTTGAAAATTACGGCGACATTTTCAAGGTCTCGTTCGAACCGGATCGGTATTCAGCTGTCAAGATCAAGTTCAAACCTTCGAAGGACATGAAGGAAATCACGACCTCAATTTTCAGCACGGGAAAGATCATCATCACCGGCGCCGAAACCCTGAAGGAGATCGCATTCGCGTACATGATCATCAACGAACACATCAACGACAACGACGAGATTCGGGTGGACCCGGTCCCGGAAGCCGAGAAGGACGTGTTCGATGTTTACCTGGGGTACAGATGCGAACCCCTGGTGAAACATCTCAGGAGCAGGGGATTCAAATCCTGGATGCACACGACCGATAATCGCTCAATTAAATTCTGAGCGTATAATAAATGTCTCAGCGACTCGGAATGGCCGACGGCCGATGCTTCACCGTTCAGTCCTCCGCGCAGCTTCTGAACAACCACATCATGAAGAGCAACGGGATCTCCTTCGAAGACAACTACTCTTTCCGCCAGCTTCTCCAGAAGCAGGGCCCGGCGATCATGGGCGCCGTTCAGGCCCAGCAGGACAACGGCAAGTGCGAGGAATGCCACAAACCCCTACTCAAGACCCCCAACGCGTACTAGATGAAAAAAAGATTTAGATTTGTAACATAGGATGCCAACATGTTCAATCTGTCTGAACGAGGTCCGATCGACGCGGGCGAACCCGCCGCTTCGGTGCGGACACGTCTTTCATACAGCTTGTTTAGAGTCGTGGAAAGAGAGAGGTAAGAATACCTGTCCCCTGTGCCGAAAAGTATTCGACGCTTCCAATTTTAAAGTGACGGTTTCGATTACGAACAATATCACGGCGGCGGCGAACGCCGTGGCATTGAATGAAGAGAGTGTCCTTAACGTCCTCGACATTTTCGATTTTAACTTTGACGTCGAGGAAATCCTAGATCTTGAGTCGCTTCTGACCGACCTTGGGGTGAGTCTTGCCGACCTTGATCCCGCGGTTCTTGACGCAGAATGAACTGCAGTACCGCTCGTAGTTTAACCCAGGGTAGTTCCTCGAAGCCTTACGAGGATCTTCGATCATTCTCCCTTTGGCGTCCGTCAGGAGAGGGCCGGTAGCCCACCCTCGTTTATGGCTCCACAGATTCTTTTTGAAGACGATCCTTTTCCCCACCTTAAACTGACCGGCACGTTTGATCCGGCTCTCAGGGACCTTAAAAAACTTGGCGACCGATTTGACCGTATCGCCCTTTTTCACTTTGTACTCCACGACGCCGTGCTGCTTGTAAAAGTGGAAGTCGCCTTGACGAATGTAATTCGTCGGCCGTCCAGGAGAAACGAACATCATCATCTTGAAGTACCCGCGCCTGCACTTTTTCGCGGCGTCGGTCTTGTAGACCTTTTTGGGGTTGTCAGAAATCACGCGGCGGGGAAGATCGGTGCAGTGCGTGTACGTGTGGTTCATATTCGACAGGCCGGATCGGTCCCCTGGGATCGCCTTCTGCCATCGGTACGATTCGTAATCGCCGATGGCGTAGGCGTAGCAGTTGTTGTTCCCGATCCCGCGTTTCGAACCCCATCTTTTGGTCGTGTACCGAGATTCGGAACCGCTCAGGGGAAGCGTTTTCACCTTCATCTTACTTTTACCCAGGAAAATAATCTCAATCTATAGTATAATGCTTCACGAGATATTCATCAAGTCCCGTAACCGGTCCGAGGTCGTCAAGGAGATCCTCGTTCTCGTGCTTAACATCCTCATCTCCACCTTCATCCTCCGCCTTGTCTGGAATCGTTCCTTGTCCAAGCACATCACCGTGCTCAAGCCCATTTCCAGCATGCTGGACGCGTTCATACTGTCCATCTCCATGCAGATCGTTCGCGGTATCTAAATAATACGCGTCGATACGCGCGATCATCGCGCGTTTATGCTCTTCAGTGTAGCTCGCACACTTGCTCATATTTTCATCCGCTAATAAGTACTGACTATTCAGATAGTGCCAACAGTACTTGTTTTCGGTCGGTAGATCCCACCCCGAACACGGTATGATCTCGTCGATGTGAACCTTGACGTCGTCGGTCCTCGGGTACCCGTAATTTCGTTCGAAAGTTTCGTTCAGGTAGGCGACCCAGTCCTTGACCGTCATGCAGAGGTCTTCGAGAGTCCTGGTTGTTTTTGTTTTTACCGCTTTATTTCGCCGAGTCCGTCTCAGGCAGGCTACGTGTCCAGCGGGGTTACAGATCTTACATTGCGCTCGTTGACGGCCGTGTTCGCAGATTCCACCACCACCGCAAGGCTTGCACGTAGAGCGCTGACGACCGTGTTCGCAGATTTGAGACCCACCGCAAGCCTTGCACTGAGAGCGTACACGATCGTGCTCGCACATTTCAGAACCGACCTTAATCCCGTGCCCCTTCCCATATTGTTTACAGGTTTCTTCCGTACAATAATTCGCTCGTCGATTACAGAAACAGTGGTAGTTTTTACCTTTTCTGTAAAAGACACCGACTTGCATATACCCAAATTAGACGTTACCTTTAAGTTAAAATTCCTTGTATCCGACAGTCTTTTCACCGCTCGGGGAGACGATCGTCGGGAACGCGTCCATCCCAGGGCACGATTCCTTGTTGCAATCGACGAACTTGAACGACGTCCCGTTTTTTTCAAAATACTCTATCTGTTTACGACACCACGGACAACCCTTAGTACCGTAAACAGTATAGTTAGACGTCGATGATCGATTCATCACGGCGACGAGTACGATAATCGCGACGACGATGATGGCAAGCATACGAAGCTTCATTTTTATTAATAATACATCACATTTTTTCTGCGGCCCCTGAACATCATGAACATGATGATGGAAATCACACAACACGCGATCACCAAATACACGAACATACCGCCGGAACTTTCGGTTTCCTTCGAAGCGGGCGCCGCCGCCTCCTCGCCAGACTCGGTGTCAGCCTCCGCCGTAGATTCGGCCTCCTCTTCCTCCGCCGTCGATTCGGTCTCCTGCTCCACTGGGGGCGGCGTACCGAAACAATCCTCGACCCCGACGAATTTTTCTTTTTCCTCGTCCGTGCACGCCGACGGATCCGCACACAGCGGGCACGTCTCGCCATCCCGGCATTTGCAACACTGGCGGAGTCCACTTTTCGGGAACGCCACATTCTCGGCGGGTGCCATGAACCCCGACCTGCACACATCCTCGCTGACTGGTTTACACCCGCGGGGAACGATTTCGACACCTCGTGAGGTGCCCGTTTCGTCCGCGACTTTCAGGGTAGACACGGAACAATCCATTATATATTACAATAATAGTAACAAAAAATTCCTACTTGGACGGCGACCGCCGTTTTCTTTTTAAGGTCCGCCTCACTTGTTTGCGACGCGCGGTTTGAATTTTCTTGGCGGCTTGGATCTTGAGCTTTGTCGCCCTGCCCTGGTTCTTATTCTTCAGGATCACGAACGAGATGTTCGCCCGTTTCACGTTCCCACGCGTGAACGGATTTTGCATTATGGAGAAGGATGCCGGCTTGTTGTACGCATCCGTCATGCTCATGCGCGCCTGGTTACGGAAAGATTGCGGTAGAAGGTATTGGGAGACTGGTCCGTACGTATACTTGACCGCCTTTTGACCGTTTGAAAAGTTATGGCCGGCGATATGATCCTCGGGCATGTTATTCACGGTATCTTCCTTCCACTGGATGCGTTTAGCGGTGTTGCTCTTATTCCTGTTTTGATTACGCTTGACAGCCGATTTGTTTCGTCTATACGCGACCGCGGTAGGGTGACGGTTGTTGGAGTTGGAGTTGGAGTTGGAGTTGGCTTCACCGTGGTAACTGTAGGTGCTCCTGTTATACCCTACACCAGAACGAATTCTTCTTTGGTTTCGCCGTATAGGTGGTTCAAAGTTTGCGTCGTTTCTTTGTTTCCTTCTACCCCGTGCGTTATAATAACTATCCTGCATACCGTAAAAAAGGTCCGCCAAAGAATCCGTAAATTCCTCGTAGAACGCGTCGGATCCAAAGTATGTGTACACGAACCAATCGACATCCTTATCGGTAGGTTCCCGGGTAAGGTGTCTCCTAAGGAATCTCTTCACCTTCGCGACTCTCGGATCCGCGGGGGTTAAGATGAGTCCAACCGACGGCATCCACATCATCTTAATGGTTCCGTCATCGAGGGAGCTAAAGGGTCGACCTGAAAGGTCATAGTTCGCACTGGGGGGTCGCGCCTCGAACTTTTCAAAATCGGCGGCAAATTGAGCCATGTTTGTATTCATCCCCCGAATTCCCAGCTTGTGAGCGAGCCGGAAGACTTTGAAAACCTGGGCATACAGTGCAGCATCGTTAAACCCAAATTTGTCTAAATATGTGCTATAATTCGCCATTGCATGACGTTTTTGGTTGTCGCTTAAGTTAGAAAATCGTAGCGCCCAAATCCGCGCTCGGTAATTTAAGGATGCCGCGCCTGTCATATTATATTAACATAACAAAAATTTCTAAAGCAACAAAAAGGAAACATCGTTAATCTTGTGGAGGAGGTTGAAAAACCGCGCGTCGGAGTCCACGTCCTTGGGCTTGATGATCTCGAGTTCGATCTGGTACGACGCCTCCTCTTCCGAATCCATGTCCCTGTTGTCGCCGCTGCTGATCGTCATGTCGATGCTCAGGTTTTTACGGACGAAAGAGTGACGGGTCTTGGATCGCTTGCGGTCCATCTCGTACTCGCCGGTGGTGGGTATCTCCCGCGCGATGCAGAAACGAACGTCGAGGGGTTGCTTGCCGTCCACGAAATCCTCTTTGTGGACCTTGATCTTCTGGATCATCTCCTGTTCGCCCGTATCCTCGTCGTTGGTGATACGAACGCCCTCGGCGTCGTTATAGTACACCTCGTACGATTTCGTCTCCTGCTTTTCCCATCCCTCGTACTTCCGCAGGCCGGTCAGGACCGTGGTCCACGCATCCTTACCGACGTTCGTGTCGAAGAAGGAACCGTTCTGTCGGCCGAGACGGATCTCGACCTCGATGTCGTCCTCGTGCTTGTGTGTCTCGAAATATGGAAGGGTCGCGTCGACGATCTTCTGTATGTCCATGTCATAGTACGAGCGCGCGATTCCCTTAAGTGTTTTATGTGCACTAAACGTATGAAGGGCTTTCCTAACAGGGGTAACACGTGCTACTTCAACACGGCTCTCCAGTGCCTCTTGTACATTCCAGCACTCTCCAATTACATGATCCGTACGCCGTACTCCGGCGAGTGCGAATTCACCAGGGCGTACTCGGATCTGGTCAGGGTCTACTGGACCAAGGGCCGAAACCACGTGGACGTGTCCGCGGTGCTCGGGGCGTTCGTCGAGAAGTTCCCGCGGTTCGCGAAGATGGAGGAACAGCACGACGTCCAGGAGGCGGTGCTCTGCATCCTCGACATCCTGGAACGGTCCGTCCCGACGATCAAGCCGTGGTTTTACGGGAAGAAGACGCAGGAGACGGTCTGGCCCACGGGGAAATCCACGAGCGACGAGGATTTCAGCGTGCACTTGGTGACGTCGTCGAGGTCTAATGACATGGGCCAGATTCTGGAGAAGAGTACCGACTGGAACGTCATAGACAATTACGTCGACGACGACGGGAAGCGGCACAACCTGGCGACGACGCGAATGATCTTCTCCCACCTGCCCCGTGTGCTCATGATATCCTTCGACAAGAAGCAGAGTCGTGTCCGCATCCTCGAGAAACTCGTCATCGGCGACACGCAGTACGATCTCATCTCCGCGGCGGTGCACGTGGGCGATCAGGACGACGGCCATTACGTGTCGTTCGTGAAGAGAAAGAATAAGTGGCTCTTCATCAACGACGATCACGTGGAGGAATACGGTTTACCGGAATCGGCGTCGTATTATTTCATGGTCTACAATCTAAAAACTCCCGCATCTCAATATTCTCCTTGATGTTGACGATGGTTCGGTAGAACGTTCGCCTGTTGTTCGGGTACGTCTTGTCCGTCCTTCGCTTCAAGGGTCGCCACCACATGGGCGATTCCCACGTGACGTACTCGCACTCCACGATCGCGCCGTCCGCCATCCACGGTTTCGCCTCGAACCGACCGTGCGGTATTTCCGATTCGTAAAATAGTTTGCCCTTTTCCTGTACGTACAGACGCCAAGTCGATTCCCCCTTTTGATATCCCGGCGTTTCTCGCGACGGCTCCCACCGCACGAGAAAGTCGACCGTGTTCTTATCGCGCGGTTTCCATTTGAACATCGTCTCGTGCGTCCCTATGCGTATCGGTTCGTGGACCGGCGTGAACACCAGTCCGTCAATCCTTTGCGTGACCGTCTGGAGGTACTCGTTCATGAAGGTTTTGAATTCGCGCATCGGGTGGAACTTCTTACACTTGAGGCGGTACGGATCGGATTTCATGCATATCATGCCCTTCATCATGGCCTTGGCGGCGTCCATGCGTTTGTGCAAGTCGAGGTTCCACACCGACTCGCCGCACACCCGAACCGCGTCGTACACCATGAGCACGTTCTCGTAGAGTTCACCGTCGAGGATCGTGCCTTCGTACGCGGCTTTCTTGAGGTTTAACGGAATCTCGGTCACCTTGAACGATCGGTTCACCAAGAGAGTCTTCTTCTTACCCTCGTACGTGATGGCGACCAACATGTGCCTCTCGCCGTCCGTCTTTTCGCA